CTTCCGCCAAAAGCTAGACATGTCATGAAGGATTACATTGCAAGATCGTTGGCGGCGGGAAGAAAACCAGATCCCAAGATTCTTGATAGATTAGAGGAAAGATCGTTGTTTTATAATGCTAAAACTGCTCGAATGGCTAAATTCAGGCTATCCCAAAAAGCGACTGCGGCAGCAAAGGGCATTGCAGATTCGTCTGATATACTTAGTGCTGGTTTGTGGGCATCACTAGGAAAAAAGGGATTAAATTTAGCAAAAGGAGCTTTACGCTTTGGCAAGGGAATTACTCCTGCTCTCGCTCTTTATCAAATAGCTAACAATTCTTCTGGAATAGCCGCCGGGTACGCCGCCGCAGGGGCTAGCGGATTCGGAGGAGATTGGGCGGCTGCAAATCTCAGCAAGGCAAAGGGTTACGTACAGGATTTGTGGCTCGGAGCAAAAGCAGTAGTTGGAAAGCCAATCGCCTTTATTGGTTATGACAACGATATGGCGAAGCAAGGACGCAAAGGTTTCTCGGCGACTTTGTCCGGATTTATTGGTGGCTCCAATCTCGGAACCATTAAATACGATATTGATCAGGCGCAGACTAGACTTACGAATGCCGTAGAAAGATGCCAAGCAATGCAGGTTGGACAATCATACGGAAGAGGCTATACAGAATGGAGAGAGGGGCTATATAAAGGTATATTTGATAGAGTAGTAAATTGTGACGCTATTGGATCGCTATTTAGGAAGCGTTAAATGGCTCTAGTAAACAGAGACTTGGTTATATCGTGGGGTGGATATACCATCTCGACGGCGAATAACCGTCTGATCAATGGCTGGACTTACAACGAAGATAGCTACGAAACGGCTTCAGTCCAGTTCGAGTATGTTGTTGTTGGGACTACTGATTCCGCTTTTGCTGCTGAATGCTCCGCTGCGGAAGCTGCGTTCCGGACTCCTCGTCAGGCGCTTTTGATAACACAGGGTGGGGTTCCTCTTCTAACCCTATCTCACGCTGCAAATACTGGATTTGATTCCATCGCTACAATCGTTAAAACAGGACAGGTTGGTGATACGGGTAGATCAAGATTCTATATTGTTCATATTTCGTTTGGACGTCCCGCTGACAATGTTGGGACAAATGGCAGGCGGATCGGAAGTATCGACGTTTCATATACGCCATCACGCCAGCGCATTGTTACAATTTCTGGTACTTATACTGTTCTGACTACTACTGCTAGAGCGCAGTACATGTCCGTGATCGATGCCTACTGTGCTTCGGTGATAACTGGACTGGGAATAACGCAGTACGAGCTTTTGGGAGAGCCTACTACAGACGAGAATGATACCAATAAGGTTATAGATTTTAATAGAGTATATAGGGAGATCATCTATCCGCAGGCGGGTTCGTCAAATGATCCTGCAATAGTAGGAGATTCCCTTTCAATCGAGATGGGAAGAGACGGGACTGAGGAAGGATCTGGAGAAGAGGGACTTCCGTATCACCTTGCAAATGTTGTTGTAACATATGATTGCTCGATTGATAAAAATATAACACAGGACTTGGAATCTAAATACAAGAGTATAAAATCATCTATACTTGATAAAATAAGATCTGGAATGGGAGTGTCTACTATCGGGATTCTGGAAGAGGCTCCTTCCTATGATTATACTGCCAATCGCATATCGGTTCGAATGACGATTGCTGGCGTTGTAGCGGGAACTCTGATTCATTACCACATATCAACAAAGCAAACAGCGGAATCTGGAAAGGTTTTCGTACCCGCGTGGACAGGCGATTCACTTAGTTATTATGAATTCCAAGGGCCATCTAAGGTTCTCAGAATTACAGTAACGTATAAGCGCACTCTTGGCGGTGGACAAAGAGGATTGGTTGGCGGTGCTGGTGGCGGACAAAACGTTGGTGGAGGCGCTGGGGGAGACTTGTTTGGTGGTGGAACATCCTGGGTAGGACAAGGTGGAGTATTCGGACGAGGAATGGGAGGAGATTTGTTTGGTGGCGGAACGTCTTGGGTTGGTGGTGGCGGAGTCGGAATTACATACGGACAAGATCCTGGCGGTGGATTATTCGGACAAACTCAATTGCCTACATCGCTTGGAAATGTTGTTGGCGCAGGTGGAGTTGATGCTGGAGCAGATGGCGCGAATGCTCCTGGTGGTGCTGGAGGTGGACAAGTTCAAACTTTAGATTCTAGATCTGGTTCAACTACCAGAACGGCCGCTGCTATTGTAATCTCCGAACCAGTTTGGAGAGAAATCTATAACGAATATGAATCTATCCCCCTCTTTGTAGGACTTCCAGATGGAGATGTTATCAATTTCTTAGATACAATTCAAACGAAAATTGAACAATGCATCAAGCCTATTTCTTCCAGTGGCGGAGGCGCTGCCACGGTAGCCACAGTCGATCCGCATCCTACGATGAATAGACGGTAAATAGGGAGGCTCAATTGCCTAAAGCAACTCTTGGCGGATGTGTGTTAATTGCATCACGTCCAGTTACATGGACTGTTTCCGCTGGCGTGTTCCCTAATACAGAAATATTTGATGTCATGCCAGAGGACGCCAAGAAACTTCTTGGTAAGATAGTACCAGTAAAACTAGAAATAGAAGGTGGAATAACAGTTTCGAATCTGTGGGTTATCGGTGAATCTCCAAGTTCCGTTCCTGCTGTTAGATGTTTAATAGTTTCTGATCGCAGATGGATGTGGCCTTACTCATATGTTTATAGACGTTTTAATATGCGTAAGAGGGTTGGTGTCAAGAGATTAACTGTACCCGGTAATCCTCCTCAAATTCAGGAAATCGGGGATACAGTCAAATTCCATGCGTGGAGTTTGAAAGAGGGTACTACGCCATGGACAGCAAAGGACGCTATTCAAAGCGTCTTCGATGAGGTGAACGCATTAGATCTTGGTGGAGAAGCGACGGTAATAAATAGGACTGAATTCCTCAATCAATTACCAATAGAAAATCTTATCATAGATGATGATGGTGACGCAGCAATTGAACGCGTACTCGGGTGTTGTCCCGGCTTGAAGGTTTGGGTTGATCTCAGCGGAAATATTATTATTGATTCAGAAAACAACCTGGCTGGAGTTGCAAACCAAGCAGCAAAGATTCTTCCAGAAATTGTTGGCGGTGGACATATCGTTACGGTTAGTAATGCAGTTCGACGTCCATACAAGATTACCGTTTTGTTTTCAAGGGAACACGAGCTTCGATTTGACTTTGCAGAATTAGAATCGTCAAAGATGACGACTGCTAGTCCTGTGGATACCAGAGAAGTAACAAATGTATTGCCAATCCCAGATTGGAAATTAACAATTGGTGGGGTTGATTATTGTCAAGGTACGTGGATATCCTTTCCTCAAGCATTTTCATCCTGGGGAGATGTAACTCCAGAATTCGGAGTCATGGATTACGATTGGCTTATGAAGTCACTCCTACCACACAATGGAATGTTTGCTATTGTTCAGGGATGGGCCGAACTAAACACCAAGGTTGATTGGACTGCAAGACTATCAGCTATTTCTCAGCATTTCCGCCAAACATACAGGATTAATCCTGGCTGGATGTCAAAGATCTCGACGTTAAAGGCAAATAGAATTGCTACTTTAGATCCTATTACTGGGAATAGATCGCCAGCAATAGCCTATTGCGATTATGTTTCGTTCTTCACGCAACGTCTGTGGAGCGATAATAAGAGAATGAATACTCCTCGTAATCTGGAATATGCCAGAAATTACAAGGGGTATCCATCACAAGTAGATGGAACGGGAGCGGTAATTGGTTCAGCAATTGATGAAAATAGCCAACCTGCACCAGCAGAAATTTCGGTGGTTGATCCCGATCTGGGTATCATACGAGCTGATTTCATCGTTGATCCTCTCAGATTAAGCGATTTAATTCTTCCTGGTAATATACTTTCGACTGCCATGCCTTCATGCCAATTAGATCGTAGTAATGGAAAATACGTTCCTATTACTCTTGATTCAGTAATTGATGGATGTGATAGAATACATATGCCAGCCTTGGATGGAAAGTTCAAGATTGCCTTCGTTTTGACAGCAACTCCAGCAGCGCCTAATGATACCAGACAACTCTATGGTGTTGATGTCATGCCGGGTGATATTGCTAAAGAAGTTCCGAACCTTGGGGTTTGCGCAGGCCCTGCAATGCAAATCAGAGTTTCGCCTACCGTTGAAACCGCTAGGTTTGCATGGAGTGATTTGCCTGCGGATGTAAAAGCAATTGAGGATTCATTCGGGGTTGGAAATGCTATCCCGTCGATGGAAGGCATCCGACATCTCTGTATTAATGGAGATGATAAGAATTTTGCAGCAAGCCTTCAATCCATCGCCAAGGCTGTTGCTGCACAATTCTACGCCACGCTAGTTGATCATCAAGTTGGTAGCGCAACTGGAATTATGAATGCATCCATGGCTCCGATTGGATGGATCAAAGCTATAATCCATGAACTCACAATGACAGGAGAACTTGTCACGCATCTAGCAATACCTGAGAAGGTTCCAGAAATGAACCTCTTCCGTTATATGGATGCTGGTACGCGAGCTTTGATTATGCACGAAATCGTTCAAAACACGAAGTAGAGGAAACTATGCCTAACGGCCCGCACATTTGGGATTCTCGTAGCGATGGGATTCTCGCGCTGCGCCACGAGAATTATGAAGAAGACTACATGCTTCAGCATAGAGCAAGTGTGCTCTGCGTTGAAGTGAAAGATAGATTACTTCCGCCTAAATATCCACGAGAGGCTGGACAGTGGCTTCTTCATTCAGAACCAAAAGTCGGTGACCTGAATAACGCGACATTCTGGCAGAAGAATACCCGTGAGATATCTGGCTGGAGCTTCGCGTGGCCTTCGATAACTATCAAGCCTTCTGGTGGAGCGGCGTCCACTGGCGGATCTACTGGTGGTGGTGCAGGAACCACAGTATCCTCTCTTGATTCGCATCCATCCGAACAGCAAAATACTCTAGGTATTATTCGTCGCACTGTTACACCGTCTGGAAATACCAGCGCTTTGCCTCCTGCTGGACAGAATACAAATACACAGACGCAGGCTATGCCGGAAAGCAAGCCAACCTCTGTCCTTCCGCTTAATGGAATGAAAGCGGATAATCGTTTCTCATCCAAAACTCCGCAATCACTCAGGGATATAAATAAGAAATTATGGCCTTTGTTCCCCGCTGGATTCGTTGGGATCACAATCGCGGATGTTTATGAGTCCATGCAACAGGACGTATTTCATCCCACTGATCCTCGGTTAGTTGTGGCACAGGGTTGCGATCCAGACATGGGTTCGATTGTACTTGGTATTAAGAGTAGCACTGGCGAGATTGATGAGAATTACGCCGCCAAACTCCAGAGCGCCTTCCGCGTGGTTAAGCGCCCGGATGGAGGAAAACTTCCGTATGGCAAATTCCCGTTTGTTGCGCTGAATATCGGACAGAGCGCCACTTTAGATAGTATAGGTGGCGCTATCTTTGCAGGTGGATCTGCTGGATTCCTGAATGCTGCTTATGGTGGGCCTTTGCATCCGGGTAGCACCAGCGATCAGCACAAGTTTGACACATCGGATGGAGTGTCTATTTGTTCAGCACATATCTCGTCTAATGCGTTATTCCTGTCGCCTACGGATGCCTCCAAGGACGGCCCACTCGAATTCCAAACCGATCCATTCCCAGCAGATGTTGGTAGCGGTAATAAAAAGATGGCGGTACATTTACAGTGGGATCAAAATACTCCTCACGATCATTTCACGGGCCCGAAAACAGGTAAGTGGCGTTGGTGGGCAGAATCGTCATTCACAGATTCGCCAGCGCAACCGTGTCGTCCCACGCCTCCGCCTCCAGGACCTGGTACTCCTACGGGTTCTCAGCCCGGCCGCATCACTGATATTGATAATGGCGCGCAGAATACTGGAGATATTGGTGCATCACAAATGCCAGGTAGCCATGGTGGAGCACCTCCACCAAATGCTGCTGGAGGACAAACAGTCAATCAGCCAGGAGGCTGGTACACCCCACAAGGTACTTATCCTACAGCGGATGAAATTAACGAGAGGCTTAATCCGCTTACTCCTGGTTATTCGGACCCCGGAGTACCAGGTGTTCCTGGATACGATCCCTATCAATCTGATCAACCATGGCTGGCTCCCAGTCCTACAGGTGGTTATCTGCCAGTAGGTTCCGAAGATCTGTCTGATGCGCAAATGATTGCTGGAGAAACTGGCGGATATCAGGTTCCAACGGAGATGGGGGGTGCAGGACGTCCGACTACGAATACGACAAACGAGATACAATCTCCAAGCACATCCACTGTTGGAAATCCAGTGAACCCTGGCGATCCAGTTACTCCGCAGGGAACTTCCTCAGAGACTCGTCCTCCTGTCGTTGGTAGAGACACAGGATATACTGCGCAGACTCCGGGTGGCACAACGACGTCGAGCGCAGGAACGTCTTCTCCTCCTGGACGTACCCCTGGCTACACGAATCGTCCGTGTGCGGGAATCGAATACCCCGGCACCGCTCCTGGCGGAACAGTATCAACGCCGGGAGATATTGTTATTTATGATCTGTGCGGAAGTGTTCTATCCACCAACGCGGAAGTCCCAACATTCACCACTGGTATTTTGTGTTCTACTGTATATAAGGTTGCGGCACCCGGCGTCAACTGGGCCTGTGGAATTCCTGATCTATCAACAGGAGGTGTTTCGTCTGGTTATTCGTGGCGCGTCAAGAATGGTGGACTCAGTTTCCACTATCACGATGCGAGTGCCAATAAGGCAGAGGCTGTAAAATTCACCCCAACGAGCCAGATAGCATTCAAATCAGGAACGAGTTTTTGGGGTACATTCGCTCACGCCAATCTTGCTGATAAAGTTTACACTTTCCCGAACCTAACCAATTATGTGGCTCTTAACTCGTGGACTAACGGACTCATGACGCCAGCGTATGTTCCGTTTGGTGGTGGAGATGGAGCATTAACCCAATCGATTCAATTCCAGTTCTCCGCAGGATTGCTGACACTTGGACAATCGTCCACAGCAACGGGAGCGCTTAAGCTCTATAACTCGGGTTCCCCAAATTATCTAACATTACAGACTGGCGCGACTGCTGCCAGCATCACTTACACGCTTCCCGCTGCTGCTCCTGCTGTCAGCGGATACGCTCTGGTGTCAACGACTGGTGGAGTCATGAGTTGGGCCTCAGTGGCGGGTGGAGTAACATCCGCAACTGGCACAGCAAACCAGGTACTGGTTAATGGTGGATCTGGAACACCAGTAACAGGCGCGATTACACTCACCACTCCGCAATCAATTGGCATTGCATCACAAGTCCAGTTTGGACGGATTGGAATTGGAGTTGCTCCGTCCTATCTCTGCCACATAGATTCCGACACGGGATCTCAGGCGCACCTGATGATCGAGGAGCATGACAGCGGATATGATTCCGTCTGGTTTGTCATGAGAAAATCCCGTGGTACGCACGCTTCGCAGAGCGGAGTAATCAACGGAGACAAACCCGCCAATATTTTCTGCGAGTTGCTGGACAGCACGGGTGGGTGGCGAAAGACGGGTAGCCTTGGGTGGGTGGTTGACGGGACTGTGACGAGCACCAGTATTCCGACGTCGTTCTACATTTCGACAAGCGATGCTGGAGACACAAACCCGTGGACAAACGAGACTTATAGATTCGTTGTGACGTCTGCTGGCAAAGTCGGTATTGGCCCAACTAACTCTGCGCCAACGGCCCTGCTTGATGTTAACTCGGATATTTTCCGCTTGCGCACAGCCAAGACACCTGCCACCGCTGGAGCTGCTGGAAATCAAGGAGATATCTGCTGGGATTCTGGATTTATATATGTATGTGTTGCGGGATCAACATGGAGGCGCGGTACATTAGCGGCTTGGTAATTTTATTTTTTGGTTGGATTGCGCTGGAAACCTGATATAATTAACACAGCGATGGATTTAGTTTATCCATTTTGGGAGGCAGTACCATGGCGCAGTATCAGCACGTTGCAGGACGTACAATTGAGGTAGACTTGACGTTCCAGGATCGTTCGCTCCTTCTACAGGCTGTACGCGCATACATAGATGGAGCGACACGATGCCAAGCATGCGGAAGGCCGGATAAGGAAGATAAGCGAGACAAAAACAAGGAACTGGCGATTTTGGACAGGCTTCAAAAACTCGTGGATCGTAGGGTAGTAGAGGAATATGGAGAGGCACTGGAATTGGAACTAAGTTCCGCTCAGGACGATTTCATTAAGGCATTCGAAACCGCTAAAACTTGTGGTAAATTCTGCCATTACACTGGCCCGGAGCGTAATGTGCCATATGCCTATCGGGACGCCACGGGTTCTATGGTTAAGCGTCCGAAAATGACGCCAGAAATGGAGCGTGGAGTAGATAAGGTAATTGAATTGTACAAGAGTTTGGCGGTTGCATTTCCAATGGGTTTGTACGCGTTTTGCAAGCAAGCGCTGGAGGGGATGAATCTGTGGAATTCGTGGAGTGCAGAATACGCCACTGCACTGAATGCAAAGTTTGGCGTCGCATTGTTAGCGCCTGATTTGGAGCCAATACATGCCTCCGAGCCAAAACCAAAGTGAAAATGATAGTTTTGTCAGCACAAATGGAAAACGAATGAGTGTCAATCTACTCCGCGTTATTCTGCTATTATTTATTTTGCTGTCAAGCATCATAGGATTTACTGGAAAATATATTTACGCTGATTTGTCGAAGCGCTGCGATGAAAATAAAACTTCAGCAGAGTTGGCGGAGAAGTCTGCATCAGCAGCACTCGTCCATTCCGCTGTGGTTGACGAGAAAATACTTACGATTCAGCGCACCATAGACAAGATTGACGTAAATGTGTCTGAACTTCTGAGACGCATGCCAAGATAAACGCGCCGAGAGGCGCGATTAGAACGCCTGGATTTGTCCAGTCCTCCCACTGGCATCCAGGCGTTTCTTTTTGTCTAGAACTTGCAAAATAAAACTTCCTATTTCTACTTGTGCTACTGTCGAAGATATGCTCCAATATACAAGTCGCGTCACCAGTGGGAGGAGAGACAGATGCAGATGCAGACGAAGAAGGCACATAACACGTTGACACACCACGCAGGCAAGCGCTACGGAAAATATGTACTGATAAGACGGGTTGAAAACAAGCATCATACACAGCGCTGGTTGTGTCGGTGCGATTGCGGAAATAAACGCGAGATTTTTATGTCATCGCTTATATCTGGAAAATCGAAATCGTGCGGATGTCATAAAAAAGTCACAGCCGGGCAACGATACGGACGATACACACTGATTAGCCGAGTCGAAAATAAATATGGAGCGCAGAGGTGGCTGTGCAAGTGTGACTGCGGAACGCAGCGCGAACTTTTCGTATCCAGTTTAATCAACTCTGGGATAAAATCATGTGGCTGTGTAGTTTCACAGAAAATGAATGAGTGGAAAAAGAAGGTAAAAACGGGGGGACACTGGCTCAAAAAAGGAATGAAAATGCCAACTGGATGTATTCAGGATTCACCTCAAATTCTTTCGCCACCAATTGAATTGCGCGTCGTAGAGGCATCTCGTCAGACTGCCTGCACTTTTTGTGGCAAGTATGGGTTTTCACAAAAAAACATACTTCATTACCAATTGTTCTCTGGAAATAATACAGTCGATTTATGCTATGGGTGCGCGTTGGCAATTGCTGAGAGGTTGTGGTTAAAATTTTTCGGAAAAGAGTACAAGGCAATTATTAGGCGTGGATAAACAATTAAAGGAATTTTGATATGAATCTTAAACATCATGTGAGACAGGACGAAATTCACCCGTATGGAGGTAGCCCGGACGAGGGGAAATCCGAGGCGTGGTTTGGGGAATGGACAGAGATTTCACACGATTATTGTTCCATTTGTAGACGTCCATGCGGCGTTTTTCGATTTAAAAACGACTACTTTTCTGGCGTATATTGTAGAGGATGCATGTTAATGTTTTATTATGATTTTCAGGATTTACTTGAGGTTGAAGGAGAGATGCCTCCTGGCGATGGAAATCAGAGTGCTAATTCAAATATAAGAAAATATGAACGCACTAAATTAACACTTGATCGCCGAATCGCTATGTTGAAAGAATCACGTAAATATTAGGAAAAAGTTTCCATTTAACAGTCAGACGCACACAATATAGGATACGGAATCCAAAAGGAGGAAATATGAAGATAGCATTCGATGGAAAATTGTTCGGAAAATTGACTGCTCGTGTCGTTGATGCTGCTATAAAAAACGATATAAAAGGCTATAAATTGGCGTTGAATCGCCTTGATGCATTTAATAGACGCCAGGATAAACGCATTGTTGCCAGACTCCAATCTAGCCAATACAACCTGTTTTCAAAGACTAAAAGCGCTTTCCCAAAATCTTATTTTTATGAAACATTTGATTAAACGAGGCTCGAAAGAGCCGTATTTTGGGAGGTTGGAATGGGTACGAAACAAGGAGCAAATTTGTTTTCGTTTGTGAATGATTCTGGAGAATGGCATCCAGATGTTGTGGCAGAAATGCAACAATTGCATTCTTTTATTGAAGAGCAAAAGAATCTTAAAAAGAAAGGAAAATTGAGCCCTGAATGCGAAAAACTTCTGAAACGAGCTGGGGTTTTGTTCAACTTAGGTAAAACTTTGAATTGCGTGAAAAAGTTTCCACTTAATTCGTAGATCCACACAATAAGAGCGCGGAAAGGCACTTTTTGGGAGGCTACATGTTCTACACCATTGCAGTGATATGCTGGACAATATTGTTTGTTCGGAATTGGGACTAAACCAGGCTCTAAAGAGCCGCATTTTGGGGGGATTGGCATCATGATGAGGAAATACGAATGTGAATGGAAGGATGGGGTTACTACCTGTAATGAGCAGATAATTGCGTCCTCACCAAAGCGGGCTGCATGGCAGTTGGCGTCGGGGGCCGACTATGTGGGCGCTGTGCCGAGCCTGATTTCCGCCCATGCATACAAATATTACTACGATGCGGAGGATATACTGGCAGTTGCTACCGTTTGTCGCGGGTATCGCAAATATCTTTTTCATTTTTTATTCAAATAATCACCAGGCTTGAAAGAGCCGCATTTTTGGGAGGGATTGGAATGGGTAAGAAACGCGAAGTGAATGTGGATTTCTGGCTGAAAGGAGCAGATGGACAGGTTACTGAGGAAATGCTAAAACTGCATTCTGTCCTCGAAAAGGGAAATCTTCTGAAAAGAAAACCGGATTCAGAAGAGGTGAAAGCGATGCAACAAGCCAGAGCTTTGTTTAATATTAAGTAAATTGAAAAAGTCACGTTAATTAGGAAAAACTTCAATGCAGTCCACAATAAAATCGCGGAACAAGGGAGTTGCTAAAAAAGATTACGTGGTATTTGCTACACAACGGGGGAAACATCATCGTGTAGTCATGTTCGTATTATCAGATAGTGCGGAAAACGCAGCATATGATTGCGCAAGTAGATTGTGTGATGGAATCCAAGTAGTGAATGATTGGGAATACGATAGTTCTATGGAATATAAATATAAATCATCTGATGATTCTGAGGTTGATGTTATTTGGGCCGAAATGGAAGTTTATCTGAAAACAGCATTGCATGACAAACCGCACATGCCTCCTGAAAAGTTTTTGTTTTCGTTTTGTTCAAAGGGTGGCTCTGACTAGCGGAACTTAGTTCCACAACATTTTTATTGAACTTTGGGAGGATACCATGAGGTTTAACCATCGAATCCCATTTGGACGGAAACTTGAGGATGTAATAATTCCGAACGAAGTCGTTCGGGACAAGAAAATTGGAGTCTTCGAGAAGGTGTGTTTCGGCATATTGCTCCGGGACGTCGATCTGCAAGGACGGTGTATACCAAGTATCAAACGCCTCGCTGGTTTCCTTTCCTGCTCAGAAATTGATGCACAACTCTGTCTCGATCATCTCCGTGCAGCATGTTGGATCAATTGGATAGATCGTTCAGACGAGCCGCGCCTGTATAGACTGTATTCGTCGGCGGAGCACAATGCAAAGGATAAAAATAATGGATAATATTGATTTAGAATATGAAGAAGAAAAAGATGTTTACAAAATTAAGTATGACGGAAATTTAAATTTTAAGAATCAATTGCTAAAAAAAGGTGTTAAGAATGATAATATACTACTGCCAATTTTTGTGTATGCATCAAAAGATTTAGATCCTTATGATAAACTGGTTTATGGAGTATTGTTAGCACACGTCTTCACAAAAAATGGAACAGGACAATGTAATCCATCAAAAGAAAGAATTCAGAAAAAATGTAATATTTCTACAAGTAAGGTAAGATTGTCACTTTTGCATTTAGAAAAAGAATTTTATGTTGGTTCATTTTTTGTTGATGGTAAAAGAAATTTTGAATTCTTTACTCCAGAAGTAAGACAGTTTAAATTATTTGAGCGTAAGAAAAATTGTGAAACTACCGAAAATAACATTCTAAAGAAAATGAAAAAGAATGAAACTTAAAAAAGTATCAAACTTTTTGGCTGTTCTATTAAAACGGATATTCGTTCTATTAAAACGTAATTTACACTTAATAGAACGAAAAAATGTTTTAATGTGACCCCGAATCATAGTATCTAAGCATAGTAAGAAGCATAGTTTAATACTTCGTATTCACGACAAACGAAAACCGCGTCCTTCGGACTTGTTTCGTTGTCGTGGTTGGAAAAGTCTTTTAAACAGATTTTCCGAAAGAACGAAAAAAAACTGAACAAATTCCAACTAGAAAAAGTCTGGATTAAATAGGCGTATTTCAAGAAAAACTAAACCATGCACATTTTCAAAAGATCTAAAAAGTGGCTATCCGCTAAATGTCTGCGTGGTATCTGCCGGGCGTGTACCTCTCGTCAATGCAAGTGCAAATGTCACAAGATAATTAAACATTCGGTGCTGTGGGAGGACACCTAATGTGGCTTGATATGGCGATAGTAGGAGTGTTTGGCGCGTTTGCGCTATTTTGCGTATGGCAATTGGATAAAAAGGAGTAGCAGAACAATGTGGTACTGGCTGTGCCTGCTAATCGGACACGATACCGGACGCGTCTGGTACTGGGATGATCTATGCAGCGAGCGATTCCAAGATTTTCGTTATTGCGAGCGATGCGGGAGACACTTATAGACAGCGGAACTTAGTTCCAGAAAGGACACCACATGACTGCTACTATGGGCGCTGAAATTAGCAACCATGTGAATTGTATTGGCATTTTGCAAGGATCTATCCTGGGCATCGGGCCATACGGGTGGATTCAACCGATTGAAAACTGGACGAGAGCGATATATGAGTCAGATTTCGTTCCGGCTATGCACCCGGTTAACCAGCAGATTCAGAATGACGGGGAATCGAGGTTATGTTATGGACGCGGCTTGTCGGAAAATCTGTACTTCGTCTGGCGTTGCAAAACGTGCATGCAACGGCTATTCAGGATTTCCTCCGGTTCGCTGGATTTCGAGGACGCATGAAAAACAAACCAGCCAAGAAGATCATCCACTTGATTTGTGCGGAATGTGATATGCCAATCGGAGAATGTGGGTTGTGCTCTTATGGATGCAAGCAGGATTCAGCGGATCTTAAAGGCAGGACTATCAGGGTTGCATATTATTTGCTCTCAAAACTATCAAAACCTCATTTGTTCAAGGAAAACGAAATTAGAAGGATAAAGTAATATGGAAGTTGCTATTATTGGCCAAATTGGAATTAGACTTCGAGGAAATGAAATAGAGCGCTCCGCATTAGAAACAATGTTATCAATGTCAGATGCCTTAGATAGAGATATTGGAATTGATAGTGCTAGAAAATCAATGAGAAACCATCTTAAGTATTTTTTGATGGGTTACAGATACAAAAATAGATGTTTTAGAATTTCAACAAAAGAAGGAAAAGAATTCATCCTAAAACTTGTAAATTTTTGTGGGTCACATAATAGTTATCATTTTTCTTCTAATTGTGGAAATTATACTATGGGAGCACGTTCTTTAAGCATATCTTTTTTTTCTAACAACTTTCCAATTTATCATAGAATAAAATAAGGCTATAAAGCGGATGAAAGATGACAACAGAGAGTCATCAGAAATTATAACGGCAAGCAAAAAGCATACGTGTGAGATATGCGGAGGCGATATTCTACCTGGCAGCAAGTACAGACGAGAACGCGAGAATTGGTTTGACGGGGGCCGGGTGCATAAAACGTGTATTCCCTGTTGTTCCAGAGAAGGAGAAGCACCAGAATGAAAACCTCGCTAGAATTGCTAAAACAAGCACAAGCAGAAGGATACGCAGAAGGACACGAATTAAATATTAAGCCAGAAACATTTGCTGAAAAATTAAAGGTTGGACTGCTTGGCGAAGATCTTATTTCTCGTTGGCTTCGAAGTTTTGGTTGGAATGTTCTGCCTGCTTATGAAATATCTCTAGACTCAGGAAAGGGCCCACGACTATTTACCGCGCATAAAGGGAAAATGATTAGTCCAGATCTACTGATTATGCAAGGAAAGGAAATTCGATGGGCGGAAGCTAAAACAAAGCGGGCTTTTACGTGGCACAGAATTTCTAACTCGTGGCAAACTGGTATCGATAAATATATGTTCAAAGAATATATGGAAGTACAAGAGACAACTGGATTCCCAGTTTTTCTTTTCTTTCTGCACGAACCGGGGCATGCAGCTGTAGATACACCTGAAGAGGCCGTCAGTCCGTCCGGGCTATACGGAGAGGACATCAATATCCTGAAAAGCAAAATCCATCATGAATCAGACAGGCACGGTCCAAGCGGAATGATATACTGGAATGAAAAAGATCTACGAAAGTTTTGCGAGTACAATGAATTAATCAAAAGGCTAAATAACATTTGACTTTCACTAAATGAATGCTAGAATATGAAGCATGGATAACGTAGATCCATGTTTTCTCGGAGCAGTCATATCCTCTATGATCCCAAACCACCCACTGGTGGCGGTACTGTTTTTGGAGCGGAACTAAGTTCCGTTTTTGAATATGGCTAATAAAGGTGGACGTCCAAAACAAAACTTACCCGTTAATCGCACAAACCCGGAATTGGGGTTTTGCGAAATAGAGAATCCCCGTCAACGCGCCTACTTAGCCAATCTCGCGAAGTCTAACGCGGTGATGCACTCGTGCGCAGTTGCTGGTATTAGCAAGATGGCTGTCTGTAAATGGCGCAGAGACGACGCCATTTTCGCGGAAGCGGAGGAATGCGCGAAGCAGCAGTTCGTGGAAACGCTGGAAAAGGAAGCGATGCGTCGAGCGGTAGACGGATTAACAAAGGGAATATATTATAAGGGTACACATATTGCGGATGAGAAAGCATTTTCAGATCCATTACTGATGGCTCTCTTGCGGGGTAACTGCCCGGAAAAATATAGCGACTCGCTTAGACTGCAAGGCGGCGGAGAACCAATTAAAATCATGTCCCTCGGCATAAATCTGGATTCCTCGGAGGTTCATGATGCCATTGATAAACTCCTCCTCTCAGCTGCAACTAAAACAGCAGGAGAAAATAGCAGCGATAATGATGGGAAACAGTCCAGCGGGAATGGCGAGGGTAGCGTCATATGATCGCTGGATTCCGTATAGACACTTACTCGTACTCAATCAGTATCTTCGTGAAGTAGCCGCCGGTAAGATCAAGCGATTGATTGTTGAGATACCCGTACAGCACGGCAAATCCGAGTTACTCTCCAGATACCTTCCAGCGTGGTTCCTCTGTCGTTATCCAACAAAATCAATCATTCTATCGTCCTATGAAGCGACTATGGCCGAAAAGTGGGGAAGAAAATCAAGAGATGTTGTCGAACAGGTTGGGAAGTATTTCGACGTGAAAGTACGAGACGATTCGAGCGCGGCTAATAGATGGGAGATCGCCAAACACGGAGGCTCGCTTCGTGCGGCGGGAGCGCGAGGCCCGATCAGCGGAAACCCAGCAGATCTTTTTATCATTGATGATCCGGTTAAGGGAGCTATCGACGCATTCTCGGAAACGATGCAACTTGGAAACAAGGAGTGGTATCACGCCTCGTGCGAATCACGGCTTTCAAAGGATGCTGCGGTAATCATTGGTATGGCGCGTTGGCATCGCGAAGACTTGGCGGGATATCTAGCAAGTTACTGGAAGAAGTCAGGACAGCCTTTTGTACGTCTTACCATGCCAGCCATAGCAACAAAGGATGAAAGCTATGGCAATTTATTCTCACGAAAAACAGGGGATGTACTTTGTCCAGAGATGCACCCAATAGAACAACTCCGTCCAATCTCGGCGTCAAACGCGTATTGGTGGCGCTCATTGTATCAGCAAGATCCGCCAGATGCTTCTGCGGAAGAGATCTTTCACAGGAAATGGTTCGATATTATCGCGGCCGCGCCTCCAAACGTGGTTCAGTGGGTTAGATCTTGGGATTTGGCCGGATCAATTTCGGATAGTGCTAAATATACAGCAGGCGTTTTGATGGGCAAAGGTGCAGATGGATTCTGGTATGTTAAACATATTGTCCGGGGAAAATGGATTCCAACCGAAAGAGATGCGGTGGTTCATCAGACAGCAAAATCGGATGGCACTAGCGTCAGGATAATTGTCGAGCAGGAACCCGCATCAGGCGGAATCGCGCAAGTTGATTACCTTACACAGAGACTGGTAGGATATAGCGTGGAGGCAGATAAAGGATCGAGAAAAAAGGAATCCAAGATTCTGCGCGCAGCTCCATACGCTTCACAATGCGGCATTAAAAATGTCAAGTTGGTTCAAGGTGAATGGAACGAGGCATACCTCGATGAACTTACAAACTTCGGCGAGGAGTGCGCATTTTCGGATCAGGTAGACGCCTCCTCCGCTGCATTTAATTATCTATTCCGATGCGGAAGCGGTTGGAATCCTCGAAAGAAAGAGCGGGAATACACGGACGATGTAATGGATGGATTTCGTCCGTCAGGGGGAAAAATAAGTATAATCGGCTGATTTGTATGGTATAATTGCGGAACTTAGTTCCGTTTTGGAAACGAACATCAATCAAGGAATAAGAAATGGCTACGACTATTCCGGGCATGAACGTATATAGCGCAGCAGCGGATTTGTATACTCGCGCTATTTCAACGACTTATCGATATAACGTCCGCATATGGGACCCGGACTACGGGACATCACGGGAGCCAGATCTAGAATCAAAGCTCATGAAAGATCCCGAGATTTATTCTTCCATGCGAGTAAGACTTAACCGTATTGCTGGAGCAGACTGGGGATGTGTGCCAGCCAGTGATGCAGCGATTGATAAAATGCTGGCTGCTGTGGTGGAAGACGGGTTAAAGAATATTCAAAGATTCACTCAGGCGCGATATGAGCTTGCAAAAGCCGTGATGTTCGCACGTTCATTCCAATTTATTAATGTTCAAGATGTATTTACCTCTCTGGCTGGCTTACCCGCTCAGGTGTGGAGTCTGCCTATAACCCTCAAGGATGTTGACAAAAAAAGATTTGACTTTGTACCTGTAAATGAAGCCAACCGTGAATTCGGATCTGTATCACAGGATAAAAACATTGCTCAAACAGCGACGGGTGGGATTTCAGACACGGGAGATGATATTAAGGTGTATCAGCGCCTGTGGAGTGTTACTCGCGGACAATGGGAACGAATAGTTCGTCCTGAATTCTTTGTTCAATGTGTATGGGACGACGAGGAATCTCGATTTGGATATGGTCGCGGGCTTTCAGAAGCGCTATTTTTCTTCTGGCGCTTCAAGTGCATCGCGCTCGAACTGGGAATGGATGGACTAGAGCGATGGGCTCAGGGACTAACTATCGCTTCCATCGATGATGCAAGACTCGGAAGCACAGACAAAGATAACGAGACGATAAGAGACGCATATTTAGATATTATCAAACATATGCGTTCTCAACATGTGATGGCTATCTCAAGTAAGGATAAGGTTGAAGTAGTCGAACCAAGCGGGCAGGGGCATGAATTAGTCATGTCGATGATCAGATATTACGATGAGAGCATGACTAAGGTTATTTTGGGCAGCATAAGGCCGACTGGGGGTGGCTTGGGTGGCTCACTTGCTAGGACTGAAGAAGAAGCGGAAACAACTTCTTCTATCGTTCAGTTTGATCGCTCACTTCTTGACGACGTTATTACTCGTGATCTAATTGGTTTGTTTATGTTGCGCAATAAGATCCAGCTCGAATCCGTTGGACTGGGCAACGCAAAAAAGCCTAGGTTCCGAACTTCTGCGGAGAAAAAGAAAGATCCTAAGGGAGCTGCTGAAGTGATCAAGATCGCATTGGATGCTGGTATTAGATTAAAATCCGAAGAAGTTTATGATAAATTAGAATTCACTCAGCCAGTTGAAGGAGACGATGTAATTGAAAAGGCACCACTAAACTTTGGTTTACCCGGTGAAGGGGGTTCTGGAAATCAGCAGGACAATTCTCAATTAAATAAAGGGGTGCAAACAGAAAAGGAGCACACTAAATCTCCCGAGATTGCAGAATCAATTGCTAAGGATCATATTAAAGAAAATCCCGCGTATTATGATAAATTAAAGCAGGCGGGACTCTAAATGAAAACAGAAACTCTCTGTGAACTCGCAAAGATGGAAGCGGATTGGGCTGGTAAGCCTTGTGTAGTAGTTGGTGGTGGCCCATCGCTTCGCGGATTTGATTGGAGTAAGTTGGATGGGATTAGAACTATAGGGTGCAATTTCTCTTGTCCTAATCCGACGATTACAATTACTCACGATGCCAATTTCGTTCGTCCTGCTCCGCGAGGGCATTTAGAAGAGTGGATGAAGATTGGTGGCATTCACGTTCATGTGAACAGGCAATTACAGAAAGAGATAGATGGAATTGTGTTTGTTAATCATTTAA